GAGTTGATGAGCTGGGACGTAGCTTGGTTATTTTGTTGCCTGATGTAAACGGTATATCGTCTGGTGAAATTGTGGTATCGACGGGGGTGGGTAGTGTCACACTAAACAAACCTTTTGAATCAACTACTGCGTCTATGTTTGAAAAAACACCTAGCGCTCCGGCTATATTAAATCTAACGCTCGATTTAATTGATAACATGTTAATTGTGACTCCACCAAAACGAGTTGAGTTAGTAGAAGAAACCCAAAGCGCTGTAGACAAAAACCCGTACCTAGACTTTAGTGGCCTAGACGTAGACTTTTTGAACGAAGATTTGCTTGAAGAAGAAGCAGAATTCACTGAATTAGATATTCGTTACTTGGATGTGAATTTCCTAGAAGACCTACTCAATATTTTAGATGCGTTAGCTATTGGTAAAGAAAAAGATAAGCTGAAACAGACCGCAGGAATTAACATTACTGGAACAGCACTAGGACAAGACAAAGACACTCAGATAACCACGTTAATTACAGGAAATGCGATTAGCTTCAGGCGTTTTGTTGAACACAAAGCCCGTCTGGATATAGAAGGTGGTGGCTCATATACGATTATGCTCATTCAGAACGGGGTGGTTAACCAAGTTAAAGTCAACGGTGGAGGCGATTCGATGATCACGATTACGCAGGGGTCTTGAAAAAAGCGTTACTATTCATAGCTTTGTTTAGCATCCCACTTATATTTCAATGGGATATGTACCAGGTATTAAAGCTTCGCACTTTTGATGTCCTTGTTACTCAAAAAGCATCATCGGGACATTTTGCTATTCTAAACATCACTGAAGAAGATATAGACCGCGAAGGTGGCTACCCGTTACCGCGTTCACGGCTTGCAGACATACAATTTGAGTTGATAGAAAAAGGTGCAACTGGTGTAGGTTGGGTTATTGGTTTTCCGCACCCAGACAGACTAGGTGGTGATGAAGCTTTTGCTTATTCCATGAGTTTTTCTAAAACCGTATTGCCTTTGTTCGAACACAATAACGGAAAATATCCAAATACAGTTGGTACAGTGATATTAGGTGACGAAGTTGGTGGTTTTAAAGCATCAGGAACGCTACAAAACATACCGATACTGCGTGAATCCAACTGGACGGAACAGGGCATCGCTACTGCTCCCGTTGATATAGACAACTTGGTTCGTCGAATACCGTTACTATACAAAACCCCAGACGGTTGGTTAGCTTCTTTTGGTACACAAGTATTAAAAACACTGCTTGATACTGACACTTATATCATTAAAACAAACGATAACGGCATTGAAGAAATACGAGTCCGAGGTTTGCCACCAGTAAAAACAGATTCGCTGGGCAGGAAGTGGGTGTCGTGGGTCACGCCTCACGAAACAACGTTACAAGAAATGGACGTAGAGGGACGTTTTGTTTTTGTAGGCACTAATGCGTCTGGGATCATGCCACAATTAGCCACTCCGATAGGGTTGTTAGAACCGCATTACATTCAAGCCGCGTTAGCCGAAAGTATTTTGCAACCAAACAGTCCTTATATCCCAGATTATTCTCTTGCCGCAGAGGTGTTAATTTACGCGGTCACTATCTCACTTATTTGGTTACTAATAACGAAGCTTGGAGTTATCTGGGGAGTCTTATCGGCATCACTTTTGTTCAGTGCAACGGCTTACGCCGGAGTGCAATTTATTGCAAATGGGCTGTTAATCGACGTAATTTGGGCTTTAATTAGCCAAATTTTGGCCTCTACGGTCGCTTTCTACCTCAGTTACCGCACCCAGTACCAACTTAGGCAACAGATAAAGAAGCAATTTGAGCATTATCTTGATCCGAGGCAAGTAAAACGGCTACAAAACGACCCAAGTTTGCTTCGTTTGGGTGGTGAAAAGCGTTACGCAACATTTTTGTTTACTGATGTACGAGGTTTTACCTCGTTGTCTGAGTCATTGCCCCCAGAACAAGTGACTTACATTATGAACAAGGCACTAACGGCGCAACAAAAGGCAGTGCAACAGTACGAAGGAACGGTGGACAAGTACATTGGCGATGCGATGATGGCGTTTTGGAACGCACCGTTCGATCAAATGGATCACGAAAGACTGGCCGTATCGTGTGCTTTGCAGATAATCAATAACATGGAAATATTAAACCAAGAGTTAATTGTTGAAGGTTTACCCAAAATAGCGATTGGTATTGGAATTAACACGGGAACTGCGGTTATCGGCAACATGGGCAGTGAACAACGGTTTGACTATACAGCTATTGGAGACGCAGTAAATATTGCGGCAAGACTAGAATCGGCTACAAAAGAGCAGAAAGTAGACTTACTAATCGGAGAATCTACCGCCAAAAAGTTTATTCCTAAAGCAAAAATTAAATTAGTAAACGAAATTCATGTAAAAGGTAAGGAAAAAGTTTTAAAAGTTTTTACCGTTTAGATTTTAATACAAAGAAGTCCGAGGAAGTCCACAAGTTATTGAATTGTATACATATAATTTTTATTGATGTACATTGCGTCAATGCAAAACGAAACTAAAAATATTAAATTATGCGCGTTAGAAATCAAAATTATGCGAGAGTCGCTATTTGATCAAATTGAAATCCTTTTGACTGAAATGTTGCAGTCAGGCAATAAGCCGGAAGATTCAAATTTAGAAGAAATTGCCGATGCTGTTGGTGTGTTAAGAAAACTACGTTAATGTCATCCGACTTAGTTTTTTTCGTTTCGCCATTTCTCCGCGAGAGTCTTTAAATCTTCGCGTTTTCCTTTAGGAATCCATATGCGCACTTGTACAAATCCTTCGCTTTCTCGTTTGGCTTTGTGCTTTGCGTTGCGGTGCATCTGTGCTTCAGTCATTAGTTTATTTTCTCAATCGAATAACCTATCACACCATTGTTCCGCATGTTGACTGTAGCCTCTGCATCACGGGTTGCTTTTTCAAGATCGTCATAAACAATCCTCTGGTTGTCTGAATAAGAAGCGTAACGATGATACCAAGGGTCTATGTTTCTTTTGCCGTTGTCACAAATTTCTTTGATTACATATTTCATATTACTTTCCTTTCTTGATTTATTTTTTACTCTTGTTTCAACTTCCATCTTAATCCATCCAACCATCATAATAATGGTGCTCAATTCCTGAGTCGGTTAAAAAGTTCATCGCAGTTTCTTTGCTTTCGCTTGCACCCATATTGCCTTGGCAAGGAGCGTGAACTACTGTAATTCTTTTGGCAGAGCGTCCACGTTTTTTCACAAACCAAACTTGCAGACCTTTTCCTCCTGTACAGCTACCCCAATCGTTTGATCCTTTTTCTGCGAACTCTTTCCTCCACAAGTTCTCTGCTTTTTCAAAAGTTGATCGAAGGCGCTCGATGTCGTCGGCTTGGTATGCTTCGACAACTTGATCGTTCGCAGAATAATTTCTTGGTAATTTTTTCATTTTCTTTCCTTTTTGTTTTGTCATAGCTATTATATATGTAATAGCTATTATAAGCAAGCCTTTATCAAAAAAAAGATAACTTGTCAACCCACTAAAAGATCATGTTTTAAGTGGGTTGCTCCAAACGCATAAAAATGCTTGTGTTTGCGGAAAAAATACGGATAATAAGTCTATAATTACGATTTCTAACTAAAAAGCTGGCTCCGCGCTGGCTTTTTTTATGGGTTTTAACATGGCTATAACTCAAAAAGATGCGCAACTGATAGCTGCTGCGATTGATAAATCGCAAAACACTTCAGAACACACACAACATCATCAATGGCTGCGAGAAGAAATAGAGCGCCAGGCAAATCGCACTAAACGATGGGAAAAGTTATGGCATAGCGCAATAGGCGCTGCTGTCCTAGCTGTATTCTCAGGGCTAGCAACGATTGGTGCATGGGTAGTGAACCGCAATGGACAGTAGCAAGTATTTTAGTAAAGCTGAATTGCAATGCAAATGTGGGTGCGAACAAGCGCCAATGGATACCCAGTTTTTAATGATGATTGATGAATTGCGTGAAAAATTAAACAAACCACTACGTGTCTCGTCTGGTTTTCGGTGTCCATCACATAATAGTAAGGTATCAGGGACAGGCGAAACAGGCCCGCATACGACCGGGATGGCCATCGATCTAGCTGTTGATCGGACATTCGCATATGAAACCTTGAAAATTGCTATGGCAATGGGCTTTACAGGAATTGGTGTAAAGCAGAAAGGCGGTGGCAGGTTTCTACACTTAGACACCATTACTTTAGGTTTACGACCTACTATCTGGAGTTACTAATGTTTCAAGCATTTTTAGGGCCGATAGCTAATCTAGCATCAACGTGGATGGAAGGCCGGAACGAAAAGATCAAAGCTACCACTAGGGTGAAAGTAGCAACGGCAGAAGCCGAAGCTGCTGTGATGGAAAAGAAGGCGACAGGCGAGATTGAATGGGACGTAGCCCAAGCCAAGGCCAGTGAGTCGAGCTGGAAGGATGAATGGCTAACCATTGTCTTTACCTTGCCGATTATTTTATTGCTGTTTGGGGAGGAAGAACGAGTCAGCAATTTTTTTGAAGCGTTAGATAAGGCGCCAGACTGGTATCAGTATTTATTAGGAACGATAGTTGCGGCAAGTTTTGGATTTAAAGGTGCGGCGAAGTTTATGGGTAAAAAATGAGATACCCACGACGAGTCCAGGTACAAGGTCAACGTGTCCTGGTAAAGAATCCACAAGAAGAAAAAAAGTTGTTAGAGCGCAGTAAATCGCAAACCAGCGATGAAGCTAAGTTAGCTAACGCGCTAGGTGATGAGAATCTAGGCTTGTTAATCACTCGCAAAACCAAACGTATCGATAACCGATTGGCTGGCCCTAGCAAAATGCGTGCTGATTCTTGGCAGAAGAAGTTGAAGGATGACGATGAATTGTTTTTATATTTATAGGAGGGTGTGATGCCAAAAGTAGGTGGTAAAGAATACGCGTATTCACCAAAAGGTTTAAAGCAAGCTGAAAATGCTCGTAAAAGATTAAAGAACAAGAAAAAGAAAAAACGTCTGACAGCTTAATGTTTCACGTGGAACATATAAAAAACATAATTTAATCAATAATTTGTAGAAAAAAACAAATGGATACGAAAGAACCAGTAAGGTCGAGAGGCGCACAACCTGGGAACCAAAACTCTAGCAAAGAAAATCGAGAGTATCGAGCAGCGTTAATGCGAACAGTAAAGCAATACGAGGGGCGTGGTATCTCTCGCGGTGATGCGTTGAACAAAGTCACTGAAAAGCTATTAGAGCTTGCATTGGATGGTGAATTGCCTGCGATTAAAGAGTTAGGCGATAGAGTGGATGGGAAGCCAGCACAAGCAATTCATGGTGAGGAAGGCCAGCCGCCAGTGATCACGTTTGAATGGAAAGAATGAGCGTAATACAAATTCCTTACAGCCCTCGACCATTACAACGCGAAGCCCACAACGACCCAGCACGTTTTAAATTATTAGTTTGCCATCGACGCTTCGGTAAGACGGTATTTGCGGTGAATGAGCTGATTAAGGCGGCTTGTACCAGCACTAAAGAAAATCCACGTTACGCTTACATTGCGCCGCTCTATCGCCAAGCGAAAGCAGTAGCTTGGGACATGCTCAAAACATTCTCTCGACCTATCCCCGGTATCAAGTACAACGAGGCCGAGTTAAGGGCAGACTTTCCGAACGGCGCACGCATTAGTCTTTATGGCGGTGATAACCCTGATACGTTGCGAGGGATATACCTTGATGATTGCGTGATGGATGAATACGCGCAAATGAGTGAGCGATTGTGGCCAGAAGTAATCAGGCCAGCATTAGCTGATAGAAAAGGTGGCGCCATCTTTATCGGCACACCAATGGGACACAATGCTTTTTATGAAATGTACCAGGATGTTAAAGACGACGATGATGATTGGTACGTTAGATTGCATAAAGCCAGTGATACTGAATACGTCGAGAAGGAAGAATTAGACGCTGCTAAAAAAGCAATGTCGGAAGAACAATACCGACAAGAGTTTGAGTGTTCTTGGCAGGCAGCGGTCATGGGTTCTTATTACGGCCGGTTGCTTGAAGAAGCTGAGAAAGAAAACCGCATAGGTAAAGTGGCTCACGACACAGCACTTGAGGTCGAGACTTGGCACGATCTTGGTATTGGCGACACTTATTCTATTTGGTTCGCACAACGTGTAGGCACTGAGGTACGATTGATTGATTACTATGAGAACTCAGGCGAGCCGTTAAGCCATTACACGCAAGTGATTGATGATAAACGACAAGGCGGCTACCAGTATTCGCACCATGTTTTTCCGCATGATGTAAAAGCTAGGTCGTTAGATACAGGTAAAACGCGAGTTCAAACATTGCAGGCGTTAGGCATAGAGCCGCACATTATGGCGGCAGACAGAATTGAGGATGGTATTGAGGCGGTACGCCGGATGTTAAAGAATTGCTGGTTTGATGAGTTGCGGTGCAAGCGCGGTTTAGATGCGTTACGCCAGTACCGAGCCGAGTACGACGACAAGAACAGAACATTTAGATTGAAACCGAAACACGATTGGGCGTCTCACGCTTCTGATGCGTTTCGTTATGGTGCGATGTTCAAAGCACCGAATATTAGTTGGCAGCCGTTAGAGTACGGCGAACAAGGGATAGTTTAATGGCTAAAGCACAACCAGTAACCGACGACCAGATCGCATCTATTTGTCGTAACGAAATAGACAACGCAGCCGGACGTTCTGGAGGCGACATCAGCCAAGAAAGAGCTGAGGCTTTGGATTATTACTACGGCGAGCCGTATGGGAACGAAGTCGAGGGACGCTCATCTGTAGTTACCCGAGAGGTGATGGAAACAGTTGAATGGATGCTACCCTCGTTAGTGAGAATTTTTACAGACGTTGATAATCTTTGCCAATTTGATCCGGTCAACGGCGACGATATAGAACAAGCTAAGATTGAAACCGAGGTGGTCAATCACGTTTTCTGGAAACAGAATCGAGGTTTTTACAACACCTATACCATGCTCAAAGATGCGTTGCTGTCTAAAACTGGCATATTAAAAATATACTGGGATGACACGCCGACAGAGACAAAAGAAAGTTACACAGGCTTAGATGAAATACAGTTAGGCCAATTGATGATGGATACTACTATCGAACGCGAATTGCTTGAGATAGAAGAAACCGATCCTGGTGTGTTTGATGTCACGTTCAGAGAAACAACTTCTAAAGGTTCGATTAAAATAGAGCCAGTGCCGCCGGAAGAATTTGGTATTGCTCGCAACGCTCGCTCACCTTACAGCGCGGATTCAAATTTCTGTTACCATCGGACTGAGAAATCGTTTAGCGAATTAATTGAGATGGGCTATGACCTAGAGACTATCCGTAGCTTGCCGTTCGATGATGACGTATTGACCCCGGAGCAGTTGGCGCGGTATTCAGATTCAGACTCACAGATGCCGTTTAATTATTCCTCAACTGAATCAATGAGGATGTACTGGGTTAGCGAGTGCTATGTCCGAGTCGATAGAGACGGCGATGGGATCGCAGAGCTTTTCAAAGTGTGCATGGCTGGTGGGAATTACAGCTCAACAAGTAGCCAATTATTATCGATTGAGCCAGTAGATTTTATGCCGTTCGCAACGGTTTCCCCCATTTTGATGCCGCACAAATTTTATGGGCTATCGATTGCCGATCTAACGATGGACATTCAATTAATAAAATCAACATTGACACGCTCAATGTTAGACAACACATATTTATCTAATAACTCACGCACAGCGGTGAATGATCAACACGTTAACCTTGATGACTTGTTAACCTCCCGTCCTGGTGGCGTGGTGCGGTTTAAAGGTGATGGTGGTGCAGGTTCCTACATTACGCCGTTACCACATAACCCGTTACCGCCAGAAGCGTTTAGCATGATGAGCTACCTAGACGATGTGCGCAAACAAAGAACAGGTGTCGGCAGCGAAGTCGGTGGGCTTGATCAAAGCTCATTAGCCAACGTGAATACAGGCGTTGCGGCGTTAGCTTATGACGCGGCACGAATGAAAATAGAGTTGATAGCTCGTATTATTGCCGAGGTAGGGTTTAGAACAGTATTCAAAATGATCCACAAGTTACTAATGACGCACCAAGATAAAGAGATGGTGGTCAATGTCTCGGGTGAATTTGGCGTGTTTAATCCGGCTGAATGGCGTGATCGTGTGAACACAACAATAACAGTTGGTGTCGGTACGGTATCTCGTGAACGTCGGATGGTGGCGCTCGATACCATAATGGCGAAACAAATGGAGCAAGTGCAAGCTGGTGGTTTGGGTACGATAGTACAGCCGCACCAGTTATATCAATCGTTAGCGGATATGACGGATGCGTTTGGCTTAGAATCGTCATCGTATTTTACCGATCCTAGAACTATCCCACCCGCCCCGCAACAACCAGACGTGCAAGCTGAGTTAGCGAAAACCCATGCACAAGCGCTGATGATGGAGGCGCAATCTAAATTAGATGCTAACCAAGTGAAAGTACAACAGATGCAAATGGATCAACAGATCAAAATGCGTCAGCAAGAATTAAGTATGCAAGAGACTCAATTAAAAGCCGACATCGAGCGCATGAAAGCGCAACTCACACAATTTAAGAACTCTAACGATTCTGACGCAAAGATCGCAAGTTTAGAATTACAGATGGAAAAACAGGACACCGAGCAAGCCTTGACGCGTTTGAACTTAGAGCTAGACGCGGTTCAATCCGAGCGCAGTAGTGAAGTAGCGCAATACAAAGCGCAGTTAGATAACATCACTAAGCTAGTAACCTCGGAAGCTAAAGCTGAGTCCCCTGTAGATTTATCTGAGATGCGTGATTTGATTGGTAGCCTAATGGCTCAGAATCAAGAAATGGTCGAACGCATTGACTCAATGTCACAAACTGCTTTATCACCTAAAACGATCATACGAGATGAACAAGGGTTAGTTATACAGATTGGCGACCAACCGCTTGTGCGGGATGAGTCAGGGCAGGTGACACAAATTGGATGAACATACGCTAATAGCCGAGCGCGAGCGTGCGCACCAAGCGAAACATTTACTTGAGAACACGCTGTATTTAGAAGCTAAAACGATTGTATTAAATAATCTCACTGAAGCATGGCAAAGTACATCAGTAGCGCAAACGGATGATAGAGAGCGCATTTATTACATGCTGGTCGCGGCGCGTTCAGTGTTCGATCATATCGATGGCGTAATGCAAACAGGAAAACTAGCACAGATTCAATTAGATAATAACCGCTGAGAGGCGATAAGGAGTACATCATGGCTGAGAGGCAACCAAGTATTGAAGAACGCATTAGTGCAAGTTTAGCACCAGAGCCAGCACCAGAGCCGGTAGCAGAAGCACCAGTGGAAACCCCACAACTGGAAGCGGTAGAAACAGAGAAACCTACCGAGAAACAGATTGAGCAGGCAGAACAGCCAGAACAAGCGGAAGAGTCACTTCAAGAAGATGCTACTGTTGAAACAGCAGAAATAGCTGAAACGGCAGAAGAAGAAGCGTTAGAAGTTAGCTCGATTAGCGATTTAGCTGAACATTTAGGCGTAGAAACAGCCGATTTATATAACGTCTCTATTCCGATAACCGATGCTAATGGTGAACGGAAAGAAGTCAGTTTAGGTGAATGGAAGGACACGTTCCAGAATAATGAGCGTGCGCAACGGTTAGCGCAAGAAAGCGAAGCGTTAAAAGCTGAGTTGCAGACACAGCAACAACAAGCGGCTGAAGCAATGGAAAAGCAAGCGCAAGAAGGCGCGATGTTCATAAATCAAGTTCAGCAAACATTACAAGCTGAATTCCAATCTGTTGATTGGGACAGTTTACGGGTTCAAAATCCGACTGAATGGACGGCTAAACGACAAGAATTTCAAGAGCGCAACGGCAAACTACAAGCCATGCGCCAACAAGCAGCTCAAGCTTATGATCAAAACAAAGTAGCGATAAGCGAGCAGCATCAAAAAGAATTAGGCCAAGTTATAGAGCGAGAGGATCGCGCTTTAACAGCAGCCCTACCATCGTGGCAAAATAACGAAACACGCCAAGCCGAGCAGGCCGAGCTAGTCAATTATTTACTCGATCAAGGTTATAGCCAACAGGACGTAGACAGCTCCTACGATCACCGCACCATTGTGTTAGCGCACAAAGCGATGATGTACGACAAGTCTATGAGAAAGACGGATGTAACCAAAAAGAAAGTGCTGAAGTTAGGTTCTAAGGTTTTAAGGCCTGGAGCCAAACGTTCGAAAGCACAGCAACAGTCCAGTGCTGAAAGCGCGTTAAAAAGTAGCTTGAAAAAATCAGGCTCAATTGATGACGCTACAGCGCTGATACAACACCGACTAAGTAATAATAGGAGATAAATTATGGCTATTCCAGGAGGAACGCTCAGTGCGTTCGCTGCAATCGGTCAACGAGAGGATTTGTCTGACATCATATATGATATTAGCCCTATGGATACGCCGTTTCTCAGCAATGCGAAACGCGGCTCTGCCACGGCTACTTATCATGAATGGCAGACCGATTCATTAACGGCGGCTGCGATCAATGCGGTCATAGAAGGCGACGACGCTACCACTAATACTGCGGTGGTTACATCCCGTCTTGGCAACTATACTCAGATCAGTACTAAAGTGCCTCGCGTCACTGGAACATTGCAAAGTGTTGCAACCGCAGGCCGAGCTGATGAGATGAGTTACCAAATCTCAAAATCAGGTAAAGAGCTG